ATCATGTAGATATTTCAAAAACAATTTGAATCTCATACTAAACACAGGTGTTCTTAATCCTTTGGTTTCTATTATAAAGCCAGCATCTAAGTTTATAAAGTCAGGAGTGTAGGATATACTTCTTATATTCCCAGTCATTTCCTTAAATACCTTCTTACCTTTAGTGGTTCCCTTATCCATAAGGAGACCCTCGAACTTGAATTTTTCTACAAGCTCAAAGGTCTTGCCCTCATATTCGTGGGGGATGTTTGCTTTATTTAAGGCTCTGTAACAGTAAAGCTCTAGTCCTGAGGCGAATGTAATACCATCCTCAGTATGTTTTTTAGCTTTAGTTATTTGTTTACCTTTTCTTCTTTTATACCTCATAAGGCTAAGATAAGGATTTATTTTCTACCTCTATTCCTAGCTCTATTTTTACCCTGAGGTTCTAGTACTGTATCTCCCTTCTTAGTGTGAGACACATCTTTACCATCACCCTTCTTACCTTTCTTTTTATTCATAGCGTTAAGAAAAGCTCTGTAAAGCTTTCTAGATAAGCTAGCACCATACTTAGCGTTATACTCGTCCTTCTTCTTTTTAGCATCAGGGTTGTTTTGGTAGTACTTAGCACTCTTGCTCTTACCTACCTTAGTTCCTGCTAATTTATTTCTTGCCATATTATACTATTTATAAGATGCAAGATACAAATTATTTCTTTTCCTTTGGTTGGTCTACCATACCAAATATATACTTAGCTATCTTCTCTGTGTTATCCAACAAAGACTTAACGTTCTTAGATGTTGGTAGACTTGAGGCTAGTTCTACAGCCTTAGCTCTCATTTCGCAGTCAAACTTTAAGTACTTGTACTGCTGTTCTTGATCTTTTTGAATTTTGTTCATCTTTAAAATTTAATTATAGTTAGTAAATCTATGTCTATATAAAATAGGAGTTCCCTATCCCATATAGATCCTGGTCGTGGGTTCTTCATGCCACCCCACTCAACTGTGGCCTTAGTTATTTCCTTCATCCATATATAGCCTATACCATCGTTAAATCTCCAAGCTATACATAAAGGTAACCCCTTTTCAAGTGCTTCCTTCTGGCAGTGTTGTATTTTCCTTACGGATGTCCTAACTCTCTTTATGTCAGACATATTGAGAGACATAGTTTTTATCTCGCATAGGGATACAACCTCTAGGGTTTTGTTATTTATAATCTCAGCGTCTACTGGAGAGAACTTACCTAGCTGATTAAAGGTTAAGTCTTTTCCCTCCAATAGAATGCGAAGAGTTTCCTCTTCCCTCACTCTATCAGATTCTTTCTCGAACTTAGGCTCCCTTCTGGCCATCTGTACCGCTATTTGGAATGTCCCACTCTATGGTGCTACTTAGTTTATCATCCATCTTATCCTTCAGCACTTGAAGTAAGATGAAATACCCAGTAACATCCATAAGGTCGTTATCACTTAAGAAAGAGTTCTTACTCTTCATTCGGTTAAGCTTGTCGTTGATCCTTGCTTGTATAGCGTACATAGGATCTACATCGAACAGTACCCCTCTATTGAATACTGAGTTGCCGTAAGAGTTATTCTTCTCAAGTAGAAGGTCTCTAATCTCGTCACACTTTTCTTTAATTTTTTCTTGCATCTTTACTTAGATTTAGGAGCGTTAAATACTACACACTCAGTTGTTAATAACATACCTGCTACAGAGGCTGCACTCTCTAGGGCTACACGAGTTACCTTTGTAGGGTCTATAACTCCAGCCTTCATTAGGTCTTCGTACTCATCTGTCTTAGCGTTGTACCCGTAATTAGTAGTAGCATCAACACCTGACCAATCAACCTCTTGATTGACTACAAACAAAACCTCAGTACCATCAACACCAGCGTTAGCTGCTATTTGTCTAAACGGAGCAGATAAAGACTTAACTAATAGTTTAACACCTAAAGCCTCTCCTTCGTTACTAGTAATAGTCTTCTCTGTTACGTCTTTTCCTACACTATAAAGAGCAATACCACCACCAGCAACAATTCCTTCTTCTATAGCTGCACGTGTAGCTTCAAGAGCATCATCTATACGATCTTTCTTCTCCTTCATCTCAATTTCAGAAGCAGCACCTACGTAAAGTACAGCAACACCTCCAGCCATTCTAGCTAATCGTTGCTTAATATATGTGGATTCTTTATCTACCTCTAGATTAGCTCGTAGTTGTTTAACCCTACTTTTTATATCCTTCTTAGATCCTTTACCTCCTATTATAATGGTAGAGTTTGCATCTATAGTAATCTTATCAGCCCTACCTAGCATGTCAATATTAAATTTCTCTAGGGTTAAACCTACGTCCTCAGTTATTAAAGTCCCACCAGTAAGTGTCGCTATATCCTCAAGTTCGTCAGTCCTCATCTCTCCAAAAGAAGGAGCACGTATAGCTGAAATCTTAACCCCACCCTTAACCTTATTTACCACTAGGGTAGACAGAGCGTCTCCATCTATATTCTCAGCTATAATAAGTAAGCTGCCACCTTGTTGAACAACAGGCTCTAGTACAGGCATTAGGGATTGTATGTTAGATATTGTTTGGTCGTATATAAGGATGTATGGATCATTTAGTTCCACATTCATCTTCTCTTGATTGTTAATGAAGTAAGGTGATAGGTAACCTCTGTCAATCTTAACTCCTTCTACTACATCCACATACGTATCAGTACCTTGAGATGTCTCTACTGTGATGACACCTTCCTTAGTAACCTTCTTCATAGCGTTAGCTATTAAGGAACCAATCTCTTTATCATTATTAGCTGAGATTGTAGCAACGTGCTCTATGGTATCCATGTCTCTCCCTACAGGAGTGGATACCTCCTTTAGATTATGCACTACCATAGCGACAGCCTTATCTATACCAGCCTTAAGGTCTACAGGACTGTACCCAGAGGTTACGTACTTTAATCCTTCTTTAGCGATAGACTGAGCTAACACTACAGATGTTGTTGTACCATCTCCAACTTCCTCGACAACCTTAGAGGCTACCCTCTTAATCATCTGAGCACCCATATTCTCTACAGGGTCACTTAGGAATATAGACTGAGCTACAGTAACTCCATCCTTTGTTATAATAGGGTTGTTATTCCCTTGATCAATGATAACATTACGACCTTTCGCCCCTAGTGTTACCTTTACTGCGTCAGCTAAGGTGTTGATTCCTTCTAGTAGAGAGTCTCTACCATCTGTACTGAATTTAATTTCTTTTGCCATCTTACTTTAGTTTAAATGATTGCTAATAATTCATCCTCTGAAAAGATTAAGTTGTCTCCTACCTTAGTACCTGATGTTGTGGTGTACATAACAATATCATCAATCTTTACAACAAGGCACTTGTCACCTACAGCCAGAACTAATCCTGTACTGTATTGTTCCTTAGGCATATTGGTGAGGATAATACCAGAGGAGGTAGTTTCCTTTATGGGGGAGGGTTGTAGGTATATTCTATTACCTATTGGTGTTAACTTCATATTCCTTAGCTTAAATTTGATTTTCTTTTCTTTAACGCATCCAAAGTTACGTTTATTTTGTGCTTTATCCTTAGTAGTCTTTGCACTACCTTTAAAGTCTTTCCCTTCTTGATTGACTCTGATATAAGGGTGTTTATTATTCCTATCATCTTCCTTGCTGTTTATTTACAGACCTATCGTAAAGCATTATAGCTATTACGAACACAGCCATACATATTAAAAATGTTTTTTCTGTCATCTTACTCTTGTTTTAGTTATGAAGGAAGGGGGGAAAGCCCCTTCCGACACTGACTTTTGCCTAACACCCCTGCTAGGACTTTTCACTTTATGCCCAACTCAAGTATGGTACTCACTCAATGATTTAGTATACATCATGCGACATACATAGGAATTTCGGGTCTACTATACCAGTTATCTCTATCTCTACAAGCTTTGATGACTTATTTATATTTGATAGCTTCGATATGAAATTCTTATCCTTGTTAAGTTCTTCAACACTAGTAGTCTTTATACACGTCTCATACTTAGCATCCTTCCATACTTTAGATGGTTTCTCTACACCCTTCACGAGGTTTATAATTCTCCACCTGTAGTATACAACTGCGTGGTATATCTCCTTCCTCATTATCCTACTTCTTTTATTCTAATCAACTCAAGGTTTAACATATTTACATCAGCCCTTAACTTAGCTATCAACTCATCCTTGATAGCATCATCAGCTCTGTATAGACACATAATCTCATCCTCATACCTAAGGTAATCCTTAGTTATAGTATTAAGCTTCTGGAATAAACTTAAATACTTTTTGTCATTTATAAGGAAATCGTTATGTATTTTTATGTAGTGTATTATAGAGCTGTGGTGCTTACCAATCACCTTACCTATTAGGTTCAACGAGAAAGGAAAGTTCTTCTTAAGCACGTTGGCTATACAAGCGTTAGTCTCTACTATATTCCTCTCTCTTGTACCTACACTCGTGGAGTAAATACCCCTATATTTATAGGCTATCCTAAATAGAACCTTTATTATCTCTACGTCTATATCCGTTAGGTTTAGATCGTCTATATGATGTGTAGCCTTCTCTATGGCTAAATCTAAATTGCTTTCTTTTGCTTTCATCTTTTCTTTATAATTAAATTTATAAACCAGAGTATAAGGACACATCCTACAATAAAATTTGTTGTTGTTTCAAAATCCCAAACCATAACTTAAAATGCCTCTACTGTTTCTACTCCTTTAGTTGGTAGGTAATCATTCCCATAATCTGCAGGGTCACTAAATCTAGTGTACTCCTTCTTAAATTTAAGAGGTAACGTACCAGTACCTATGTTTCTACCTTTAGCAAAGATTAGGTCAACTAGACCCTCTGTGTTATTGCCACTATCATCCTGCGTTATTCCGTAGTACTCTGGTCTATATACAAGCATGACAATATCAGAAGCCTGTTCAATCTCTCCACTCTCTCTAAGATCAGACAAGGTAGGTCTAGACCCTTCCCTCCTATCAACACCTCTACTAAGTTGCGATAGAGCCACGATAGTTATGTTTAACTCCTTGGCTATATTTTTAAGTTCACGAGCTACTAGGGCTACCTCTTGCTCTCTTGAGAAGCCACTACCCTTAACTAGTTGTAAGTAATCTACAAGGACAAATTTAACACCCTTAGTTATTACGTACTGACGTATCTTATTTAGTAAGTATCTTAATGAAGAGTCCTTACACTCATCAACGAATAGTTGTGCCTTCTCTAGCTTACCTATAGCAGTATCTACCCTTGCTAACTCCTCATTCTCTAGTGTACCCTTCATGATATATCTGTTATTAACAGAGCTTTCTAAGGATACTAATCTTTGTAGTAGTTGTGTATCTCCCATCTCGTAAGAGAATACTGCAGATGGTATACCTGCCTTAGCACAATTATAACAGAAGGCTAAACCTAGTGATGTCTTACCCATAGAGGACGCACCACCTATTACTATAAAGTCAGTCTCTTGCCAACCACCAGTAAATTTATCTATTGATTGAAAACCCGTAGGTATACCAACCATGTTATCTGAAGACATACGCCTCTGTATATCATCGTGTAGTACCTTTAGTTGTTTCTTTATGTCGGGCATGTCATTACCTCTAACCTCAGATATTAATTGTAACTCTTTCTCTACGTGATTAAGGATACTAAATAAGTCATCCCCTTTATTCATCATATTATTAGAGACTTCCAATAACCTCTTAAATCTTATTTTCTTTTCCTCTTCTGATAAGTAGATAATTAAGTGTGTGGTATCGTATAGGCTGAAATCCTTAGAGTAGCATTCTACTAATCTATACTGAGCTAAAGGATCTTTTACTAATTGTGATAATATAAGAAGGTCAACCTTCTCTCCAGAATCTAACCTTGATGATACTTGATTGTATATTTTTCTGTTAAGAGAATCCTTAAATATCGCCTCTGTAATTAGGCTATGATTATCGTAGTACTCTTTAGGGTAGGACATGATGCGACCAAGCAACATTACCTCCATTTCTTCGTTATCTGTCATCGGTAATATAGTTTGGTTTCTTGTATAGGTTTGTATTCTTTATCTCAGAACTCTTACCATCTGCACTGATAATAAGCTCATTTTCCCAACCCCTCTGATTAATCCACGTAGTTGGATTCTTTCTGTACTTCTTGTCTGGGGTTGATGCTACGTAGGGTTCTACACCTTTTATGGCTAGTCCCATCTCTCTTAGGCTTAGATTCACGAAGGCTTTCTTTGATCTTGTTTGGTCGATCTTCTTATCATATAAAGCCCAGAACATATCAAATGCTTTTGTCTTCCTAGCCATAGTACTGTCTTCAGAGTCAGAAATATCCTCACTCTTAGATATTCTAAAGTCAACCATATTAAAGTGGTTGTTAATGTTTTTAAATATGCACTTGGATTCTATCTCACTTGAGAAGATTGATTGGTGTAAGACACCACCTATGTGAAAATTGATAGCCTTACCATCAACCTCGATAAAATCTACCCTATCTAGGTCTATTAAATCTGTATCTGAAACTCTGTACTTCATAGCGTTGTGGTTGGTTTTGGTTTGGTAAAAAAAAGGGGAAGCTTTATAACCTCCCCTTCATTACTATCAATTAGAATGGTAAGTCATCTACTGGTTGTGGTTTAGCTTGACTCTTAGCCTCAGGCTTAAACGTGTCAACCTCTACGTAGTGAGTCTTTCCATACTCATCAGTCTCACGCTTCTTTACAACCTTTAACTTAATGTACTTGTCTCCATTGTACTCGAACATAAAGTCCTTAGCCTCTGTACCTAATTTAGTTAGGTTTAATGCGAACTCTACTAGTCCACCATCGAACTTCTCAGTTCCGTTTCCAATGTAAATCTTTTCTGTCTTGTTACTCATAGCTTTTAGCTTTTAAATAAAATAATTAATAAGTGCCTCTCTTTCTGTTATGTCTAAATACTTAGCAATCTGCTTAAGATGTCTTATCTTAAACTCACTAGGATTGGCTAGGTACTTATATAGGGTAGGTCGGCTTAACCCCATTCTTTCTGATAACCATAGTATGGTTATTTCTTTATCTTTTAATACTTCTCTTAGTTTCATAACGTATCCATGATTAAGTGTTCATCAACCACAGCCTCGTTGTCTATAAAAAATCTCCTGTAGGTATCAAGTAAGTACTTATACTCATCCCTACCTCTATCCATAAACTCCTTACCTGCGTAGAATATAGACACGTTGTATGGTGCCTCCTTCTCTTGTGTTATAAATACAAACTCATCACACCCAAACCCATCTGAGTAGAAGGATGCCTGTCTATCGTATCCATATTTTCTACAAGAACCTGAAAACCCATGTAGGCTACCATCTCCAGTAGTCTTTAAATCTATTAGAGTCTTGCCATTTCGGTAATCAGCCTTTCCCTTGCAGAACACTCCAGTATCACTATCCTGCCAAGCGTTAGCTATCTCCCTCTCTCCTTCAGCAACCATCAAGTCTCTTACTTCCTTATGTGAGAACAACACATCCTGCATTCGCATTATCTTATCGTACTCCTTAGTTAGTATAATAGTGGGTGCTTTAGGGTTTTCTAACTTAAACTCTTTATACCCTTTAGTAGTCCTTGTAGCTGAGTCAAATACCTTAACCTTCTGATCAAACTCATTAGGTTCTAGCATCGCTACATGGTAAGCCCTCCCAAAGATCATCGGGAAAGTTTCCGTCCTTAACTGAGGGTTATCCCTCATCAGCTTATAGGTTCTAACATCTTTCTTTATTAGCCCTAACTGTGAGTTCGTTACAAACTCATAGTCAGAGTAATAAAAAGAGTCATCCTCTAGCTTACTTATGAAGCTATCTAGACTCATTAAGCTAAGGTTTTAGCAAGTTTAAGAACCTTATTCAGATTGTCTTGCTGAGTTTTGGTTAGGATATAACCATTCATTTTCTGCTCCACTACGCTACCCTTACCATCCTCTATAGCTTTAACCATAGCTTTGTATTGCTCAGCTGATAACTTAGGCTTAGATTTAGGTGTCGTAGCTTTTGCAGAGGGGGATGCATGACCTTTAACAGCTCCATTACCATCATCATCGCCTGTAACTACACCAACGAATGATGCTAAGGCGTATCTCCTAGCGTATGATATAGCTGAACCAACACCATGTGCATCTTCCTTAGAAGGTATATACATAGTAGAGGACAAGTACTCGCCACTCGAATGTGATAGAATTGTTGTTAACCCACCTACATCTGTAGGCATTTGGATAATTGATAACTCATTTTCGGACAATAATGCACGAACAGAATCCCACACTGAACCTAAGTCAGCGTAATTTGATTTGAAAAAAGGATTCTTTGAATTTTCTTTAGCAGGTCTTAATTGAGCCTGCACTTTTGATAAGGCAAGGGTTAGGTTGCCAATGGTTTCTGATTTCTCCATCTTGGTTTGATTTAATTAACTTTCTGTTGCAAATATAGTAAATACTTTTTACAATTACACTTATTTTGATAAGATATTTTACATATTATATCAATATCTTTAGTTAGGTAGTATGTCCAGTAACTAATTCCCAGTTATTTTTATAGACTAAATTCCTATCCTTCAACGCTTGGAAATCCCTATCTTTTTTGATCAGGTATATACCCCTCTTTTTTTTTCGGTACTCAGATCTTTGTTTGGCATCCATGTCTGTAAACCCTCCCTCTCTTTTCCTTTTATTCTCGTGGAAGAATACTCTCTGTTTTGCCTTGTTACTCTTCATCTTTTAGTCTTTTAAAGTTCATCTCTTCAGCTTTATCATCTATCATCTCAAAAATAATTTCAGATATATACTGGCTCTCAATAACAGCCTCAAGTATTTTCTCTGCATCTTCACTAGTACAATCGTACCTATCGCATACATCCTCAGTTCTCCATAGATTACCCACGTGGTAACCTTCGTTCTCCAACAAGACCTTAGCCTTGATAATACCTATCATTCTTTCACTATCCATAGTCTTATATTTTAAATTGGTAGCCTTGATCTAAGGCATTATTTAGATGAATTTCTAACTCTGTTACCTTTAGTTCTAATTCTTTTACCCTACCCTCTAAGGCTTCAATCCTTAGTAGGTTATACTCTTCTTGTTGCTCATCTCTACTGCTCATCGCTATATACCTTTAGTGTTCTGTTTAACATTGTCTCTACCTCATCATACCTTTCGTTATAGTAGTCTTGGGCTTCATCACTAAATTGTGTAAATTGTAAGCCTTTCCTTACCATGAATGCATCTCCCTTGTAGGCAATCTCTGTCATCATCGTTGCTACATCATCTATAAATTCCATATAGTCTGAGTTGTTTATGTGTGTCTTTTCCATAATTTCTAGCTATTTAGTTGTTTCCATTCCTCAAAACTTAAAGCTATTTCTCCCTCGACTTCATCTACGCAACACTCTATATAGAATGAGTATTGAGCGTGTATATCCATAACTTCTTGTCCTTTAATAAATTCTACTACTGCGTTATATGTATCTTCTATAGTCCATATATTTTCGTACCCCTCTGTAAGTTTTGAGTATGTCTCATCAAATGGTGTATTAAGATATTCATCTCCTATCTTTTGGACTACTGGCATAAGCCAATCCCAAGAGGTGTGGTATTGTAAGTCTTCTTTAGTATATCCATCTGCTGATGATATGTGTGGATTTTTATTGGCTCTAATATCATCTATAGTGATGAGATTTACCCCCATAAATTCTGCTATAAGTTTATTGTTTGCTTTCATAATTTCTAGTTGTTTTGGTTATACTCGTTAATAAATTCTACTACTGATTTGTATACTTCATTTATATCCCAAGTATCAAGACTTGGTAGTATAAGTTTATCAAAAGATGGTATGTATTTATCTCTAGGATTTAAATCTAAACTTTTACATTCTCTTAATACAAACGTAAGCCAATCCCAAGATGTATTAAATTTTAAATCTTGTACAGAAATTAAATAATCGTGTTCAGGATAACAGTTTGGATATTGCCATCCAAATGGAGTTTCTGTTCCAACATAGATTTTATTACCATTTAAACAAGGAACAAGGCATGGTTTAAATCCAATAAATTCTGCTATAAGTTTATTTTCTTTCTCCATCTTCTTGTTTTTTAGGTTTAACATCTTTGGTCTTGAGGATAGTGAATTGGTGGTGTTCATCCTCTAATCTTCTATCGTGTTCAATCTTAGGTATACTCTTGCTAAATTCAAGGTAGTCTTGCCCCATCTGTACGAATAATTCTTTTAAGCTACTCATAGTGTTAGTCGTTTTGGTTAATTATATTTTGTTCAAGTTCGTTGATTGCCCCTATATCTAAAAAGTCATAGAGGAAGTCTGTAATATCTATTGCAGTCATTGTATCTTTACAATGGTACATGATACTCTCTAATTCAAAGTCATCTGCTGATATGTGGGCATGAGATACTACCTCATAGTTAGCCCCTGTGATAAGTGTTTGTGTGGTTGTCATAGCGTATTGGTTTGGTTTATTTAGATTGCAAACATAGTAAACTTATTTTACATATCCTAACTATTTATTAACAATCTTTATTTATTCCTTGTTTCTTAATAATGTAAAGACTAACTTCGCATCCTTAGTATTAGGGATTACTTCTTTAAATCTTTTAAATAAGTTTTTAAAGTGTCTCTTTGGGGAGTCGATGTAAATACACTTGGTACTTAGATTCAGACTTCACAACCTTGATTTTGAACTCAATTTGAGTCCATATATCCTTGATACGTTTTTATAATAGCCCATACTATGCTCTGTAGGTTCATACCTATTCTCCCTCGTAGTAGAAATATTCAAATTGTTCTTTCAAAGATCTGCCCTCTCTTGTGTTGAAGCCATAGCTATGTGTGTACATACTCTCTATTGGTTTATCCTCTACCATAAAGAAGAATATATCCTTTGGTGTTATATCACGCCCTTTAGCTACTTGCTTGCAGGCGTATTCCATATTGTCCATATCGTGTACTACCTTACCATAGTTATCCATAAGGTATTTGTGCATTTGTTTTGCTTTCATAGTGTTTAGTTTATAGTGAGTGTTCTAATCTGCTATACTTAATAGAGCAAACTTTATCCTCGTTTAGTAGCTTGAGTAACTCCTTCCACTTCTTTGTACGATTTGGTTTAATACATTCTACTATAGCGTATGTAAACTCCCAACCATCTAATTTGTATGTTAATTCCCAAGTCTGTTTCATAGTTCTACTTTATTAAAGTCGATAAACCCATTCTCATCTTTAGGTATATCTGTTGATTGAAATGTTTCTTCATCTGAAAGGTTATTGTCTTCAATAAACTTTGTCATCTTTTTTATTCTCTCTTTTAAGGGGATTGAATCCCAACTCTTGTATTCTTTCATAGTCTTAGTGTTTATAGGGGTTAGGTTAATTATTGGAAACATAATGTAAGGAATATTCTAACAAGGTGTTGTACCCAGCAAACTCTGTAATAAGTTCCCCTCGAACAGATGATAGTGGAATTTCTACCACCTCATCTTGAGGTAGTAGTATTTCCGTATGGTTGGTTAGCCATTGTTGTTTCATAGTGTTAATCTTCTAATTCAATTAATTTTCCGTTTACTTCTTCGTATTGTAGGTCAGACTCACATTCCCACTCTGTCCAATAGTAGTAGTCTGCTTCGTAGTAATCATTTAACAGAAAGTCATCTGTTAGCCTACCCTCTGATATATCCTTATCGTACTCAAGGTTGCCCTCTTTCTCTACCTCTCTGATATGCTTAATCATATCCTTCTCATACTTGATATACATTAGCCCATCCTCGTATTCTATGCAGTAGCCTTCGTTCATCCCTTCTCCTGTAATGTCGCATTGTCTTGCGAATAGTATTCTATCTTTTGTTTCCATAGTCTTAGTTGTTTAATAGGTTGTCTGTTTTATTCATATCTTCCATAACTCTGATAGCGTGGAGTAATCTCCAATGCTCATCGTTTGTACCATTCTTGTCGATGTAGTCGATAACCTCTTGGATTGAGGATAGTGAATTAATATCCTCGTTCCAATTAGTGTTTAGGTTTAAAGGCATACGTACCATCTTAGATTGTAGGTATCCGATAGTTAAGTAGTTCATAGTTTTAGTATTTTATGTTTGGTTGTAATTGTTTTATAGCATCTTCTAAGCTATTCAATAACTCTTTATGGTACTTACCTTGCTCATCTTCTGGTGTTACTTCGTTGATGTAGTAGATACATTCTTTAAGTCCATTTATTACATTCGAGCCTGTGTAATAGTTGTAAGTGTCTTTAGTGTTTTTCATAATTTCTAATTGTTTAGGTTAATGATTAATGTTTCCTTTACTCAGCTTTTATGCAGACTTGTAACTGCCTTTGGTAGCTTTAAAGGGGAGATGCAGTAGTACCTACCATTGTACTTTACCTATGTTAGCACATAGACTGCATTCCATCCCATCGAATCATTAGGTACTGCCTACCATTGCAGTGTTATAGTACTTCGCAGTACAACCTTAATCTCTGTATCCTCTTACTAATTTGGTGCTGGTAAACGCCCTGTCGATTAAGTAGCTTATCGTATGCTACAGATTGCCAATAGATTCTAATGCCTTATAAGTGAACGAATATCTTAACACTTACCACAAGGTGGATAACCTTGTCCCTCTGTTGAGTTTGGGCAATAGAGCCGTACAATGCCGACTGCTGAATTTTGCGAGTACCTCTTCCAATATGTCAATGAACGTGTTCTGTTACTGATGCTCTACCTCGTACGCCTCGAAAGACTGAAGTAGTTATGTGCTATCCCTAAGGCTTAACGCTGGTCTTATTGCAGTACCAATGTGGTACGTAGCCAACACCTATGATGGGTGCTATACATAAAGTCAGTAAGTGAATGAACGAGCAGTTAGGTGGATTACCTCATCTGCCCTGCAAATAACGTAAACTTATTTTACATACCAACTATAAAGTGTAAAGTATTTTTACATTAATTTAAGGAATGTACTG